CAACCAGGCTTTATATTATTATGAGACATTTGTTTCTTTCTCTCCTTGTTACCTTTCTTTTTACCAAAGATCTTCTCAAAGTTTACATCAAACTTATCACGATCTTTAGTTCTATCACGACTACCTTTACTCATTTTCTTTTCCTAAATAATTTATTCTCATGTCTCTGGAAAGACCACTCTAAAAATCTATCTATTAAATTGTTGAGACAATCTATCACCTTATCTCCATGTTCTTAAATATATGTTTGATCACTGCAATCGTCCAGCCATTGCCAAGCATCTTATATCTTTGCGTGTTGCTCACATGGTTTGTATAATCATCTGGTACTGTTTGCAGCCTCTCGCATTCTAAAGGTGTTAGCTTACGCCAGTAGACTTCATCTTTGGTTAGGACGCTATCTTTTTGTACTGATGTTACAGAGTTAGATTTATTATCCTTCCTTAACTCTAACATCTGTTGAGGCTTTGCTTCTTTCCAGGCTACCCTGTTACCATCTTTATCTATTGATCTAGCACGATAAGCTCCAGCTATTACTTTGGGTTCTTGTATGGGTTTATCTACAGCAACAACACCATAAGGAACTCCTTTATACATGTTGGCTGTTAAACAATCAGATTTTTTGCTTTCATGTTTGATGTATATATCTTTTCTTGTTTTACCGCCTGACCATTTATCTGAGCTTCTATTCATGTATGCAATAGCTTTATCTGTTAGACCTTCTATCTGTCTTGTCTCCAATATATCCTTTAAGACTATGCCTTTTTCTTTTGGTTCTTGTATTCCAGGTATGTTAGTCCAGTAGTATCTTGGTCTTGACTGTGCGCTTAGTAAGGAGCTGTTAATAAAGATGGGCTCGATACCAAAGGGGATCTCTGGATAACAAGCTGATACCTGTTCGCTGATTACCTGTAAGTATTCTTTCTTCATTCTTACATTCTCTAATAAGAAATACTTTGGTTTGATTTCTTTTAATAGTCTAATGAACTCAAAGAACAAGGCTGACCTTGGATCATCAAACGCCAACTGCTTACCTGCCATACTAAAACCCTGACAAGGTGAGCCAGCTAACATTAGATCTACATCTTGATAATCTTTAGCATCTAAGTTACATATATCACCTACTTGTATGATCTCTGGATAGTTTGCTTGGCTTACTTGCATAGCATACTTATCTATCTCACTTGCATAATACTTCTCTACTGGTATGTTAAGTTGATCCAAAGCTATACGACCACATGACATGCCATCAAACAAACTTAATACTTTCATGCGCCTTCTCCTATAACATTTATATCTGCAAACATACCTGACAATCTTTTCTTTGCTATCTCTATGTAATCATTGCTCAACTCACATAAAACTGTGTCTCTATCATGAGCATTAGCAACCTCTGCTGTTGTGCCACTACCAGCAAACGGATCTAATACTGTGCCGCCTTTGGTTTCATTGGTTTGGCAATCACATTGTTTTTGCAATCCCATGTCTTTATAAATATTTTGCATTGATCCTTGTTTTTCATAAGGAGAACCATCAGCATTGTTTTTAGACCAACGCCTTTGTATTTCCCCGCTTTTTACAACCTTCCTTAAATATGGTTCTCCACAATTAATGCAAGATTTTTCAGGGCAACCAGCCAATATACATGGCTCTATAAGTTTGGGTGGGTAGGTAGCAAAGTGAGCTTCCTTGTAAGGCTTAGTTGCTACAGTCCATACTGATCTCTTATTTTTTTTTGGATAAGCTCCCATGTTTTTAAAGCCTTCTCTTACATCAAAGCCATCTACACCTTCAACAGATTTGCCTATGTTCTTTACACTATTGGGCTTACCTCTTTCACCTTTGGAGTTGACTGTTACTGAATCTTCTTTGATCGCTTCGTTGTCATAGTAATACTTCTTACTCTTACTAAATAAAAATATATACTCATGCGCCTTAGTGCACCTATCTCTTACACTTTCTGGCATTGGGTTAGGCTTGTGCCATATTATGTCTTGTCTTAGTATCCAACCATCTTCTTGCATAGCAAAGGCTACCCTCCAGGGTATGCCGATTAAACTTTTAGGTGGTAGTCCTGTTCTTTCTTTCATGTTGTTATGACTGGATATGTTTCCATACTTCTCTTGCATATCTGTTGATCTGTTGGTTAATCCTTTATCTGCATGAGTATTAAATCCTTTACCATTTTGAGCTCCATAACTATCACCTATGTTCAACCATACTGTGCCATCATCACGAAGGACACGCTTTACTTCTTTAAATACATTGACCAAGTTATCTACAAAATCCTTTGGTGTTTGCTCTAAACCAAGCTGTCCTTCTACACCATAATTTCTAAGGCCGTAGTAAGGTGGGCTTGTTACACATGTGTTTACGCTTTGCTCTGGCATATTCTTTAAAGATTTTATGCAATCACCAGCATATATATCTATCTTCACCCTCTCTCCTTATAATAAACTCTTACTAAATACTTTCTGACTATAGCTATACATGTAAAGACTGCTACCTGAATCATTGAAGTTCCAACCAAGCTTACCTCTAAGTATCTGCACAGATTTAACAGGCCATAGCTGATCGGAAATGACATGAGCAATCCAATGCCAACATCATTCAATGCTTCTTCCATAGATTTTTTGTCTATGTTAATCATGACAGAAGCATGTCATCTGATCGTCATCATTAAATAATTTTAACTGCTCAGGTTGATTATTAGTTATATCTACCAAGTCAATATACTTAGGTCTGTCCTTTCTGAATGTAGCGCTTTTATGTTCACCAAACTTTTGTTCTTGTTTGATCCACCAGTCTGCCATCTCTGGTCTTTCTTTTAATATAGACATTGTTGTATCCATACCCTTTAAGAAACACAAATCACAATTACCTGCTGGAGTCTTACCATTAAAATTAGTTAGGTTTAGATCAAAGTTTTGCTTCTTCCAAAACTCTGATACATCTTTGACTGTATGTTTGGCATCATTCATAGGCGTTGCGTTTGTCCACTTTTCTTTTTTGTTTCTTGAACTAGCGACTCTTCTAGGTTCGTCATACCTAAGACCTATAACATTCAGCCATTCTTTATACCCATTTTTTTTCATAAATCTTTTCATAGGCATAATCTTTAATTCAGTAGTGCAAAATCTAGTAACTGGATTAGGTAAGTATTTTCTATGATCAAGCAATGCTTCAAAAGGTTCACCATCTCTTGATGCTGTATCGTAGGTTACTTCTTTAGTTCTATAGATAGGTCGATCCTTACCAAAGTAAAGCTCTAACCAATGAATCTTGACACCCCATTTAATTGCTATGTCGTTTACAAAGTCTAATGTTTCAGGCGCTTCCTTGCCTGTGTTGGCAAAGACTACATGAATATCATCAGGCAACTTACCGCCATGTGCTTGTATTATATTGTGCAACATAAAGCCTGATGTTCTTCCACCACTAAAGCTTATGAGTGCAGGGCCTTCT